AAGAACTTTACACTACTACATAGTTTCGAACGAGCAAAAATATATAATAAAGAAAAGTTTCAGTATAAGATAACTAAGGTGAAAATCTGATGGACAAAGATATACAACAAATCAAGTTAGTCAGTGGTAATGAACTACTATGCGAAGTCGTCGAATGGCCAGATGAAAAATCTGATAACTCAACAGACTTAATCATTCGTAACGCATTATCTATTATCAATGGTGAAAATGAAGAGGGTAATACAGTTTTTCTTTTCAAACCCTTTTTACATTATGTAGATAAATCATCACAGTTTGTTTCTTTATCAAAGATGCAGATAATGTCACTTAACAGACCAGATAGATATCTACAGAAAGAATATATGAGTGCATTTNCTGAGTTTGAGAAATCATCTTTTGAAAGAGATTTAGATTATAAAGAACAAGAAATGTATGAAGTGAGTATGGTTGAAGAAGCATTAGAAGAAACAAAAATAGATGATAAGACTGATAATGTTGTACAACTTAATACAAAGATACTTCATTAAAGAGTATATTCCATCCCCGGCACACTACAGTATTAGGGTAGCATATTATCCAAACGTTGTCAACAACTATTTTAAATAAATGAATATTTCTTGACAACGTAGCACTTTTTAGTTTATAATGAATATAATATTAACAGTATGAGAACAATATGAAAGCAAAAGATAAACCCCATTATGTGAACAACAAAGAGTTCTCTCAAGCAGTAGTTGATTACTGCAAAGAACTTAAAGCGGCACGTGAGAATGAAGAAACCACACCAATAGTTACTGACTATATCGCATCATGTTTTCTTAAGATTGCAGAAGGGCTATCACACAAAGCGAACTTTGTACGCTATACATATCGTGAAGAGATGGTCATGGATGCAGTCGAGAACTGCTTGAAAGCGATTGAAAACTATAATGTTGAGACTGCTACACGTACTGGTAACCCTAATGCATTTGCATACTTTACACAGATTAGTTGGTATGCTTTTCTACGTCGTATCGAGAAAGAGAAGAAGCAACAAGACTTAAAGACTAAGTTTATTGCTGAAGCGGGTATCGAACATTTCATTGATAACGATGGCGAAAATGATGTACAACCATTTGTNGATGAACTTCGTACACGNATNGATATTATCAAAACACATGACAAAGCACTAAAAGAATATAGTAAACGTACACGTAAAAAGCGTACAAGAAATGTTGATTCAGACTTGACAGACTTCTTAGACTAGTGTATAATACTAGTCGTTTAGTGTAAAAAGGTATATTATGAAAATCGCAATCCTGAATGATACCCACTGTGGTATTCGAAACTCTTCGGATATTATGATGGATTATCAAGAAAAGTTCTATCGTGATGTTTTCTTTCCATATCTAAAAAAGAATGGAATCAAGAAGATACTGCATCTCGGTGACTATTATGACAATCGTAAGTTTATTAACTTCAAAGCATTAGAGCATAATCGTAAAATCTTTCTTGATGTATTACGAACTGAAAAGATTCACATGGATATTATTCCTGGCAATCATGACGTTTATTATAAGAATACTAACCAGTTAAACTCTTTGAAAGAACTACTCGGTCATTATATGAACGAAGTACGTATCATCGAAGAGCCTACCGTTGTGAACTATGACGGTTTAAACATGGCGCTTATGCCATGGATCAATCCCGAAAATGAATCTAAATCATTAGAGTTTCTTTCTAAGTGTAAAGCAACACACGTTGGTGCTCACCTTGAGTTAGAAGGATTCGAGATGCAAGCAGGTTCTGTCTGTAAAGAGGGTATGTCCGCAGAACATTTCAATCGTTTCGAAATGGTATTGTCTGGGCACTTCCACACAAAATCACAATCTGGTAACATCCACTATCTTGGTTCTCAGATGGAGTTTTTCTGGTCTGATGCACATGATCCGAAATACTTTCACGTCTTTGATACTGAAACACGTGAGATAACACCAGTCGAAAATACTGTACGTTTGTTCGAACGTGTATACTATGATGACACAGTTGATAAAGCAGAGTTTAAGTATCGCACAGGTAAACTGCCTGACGTTACTGATAAGTTTGTTAAAGTCGTTGTCGTTAATAAATCTGATCCAAAACTATTTGATTTCTATCTTGATAGGCTACACTCGAAGCGGGTGCACGAACTGAAGATTGCTGAAAACTTTGAAGAGTTTGTAGGTGGCTCAGTCGATGACGAAAGTGTTTCGATAGAGTCTACAGAGGATTTATTGAGCACATACATAGATGCTGTCGAAACACATTTAGATAAAGACCGCATTAAGTCTATTGTCCATGAACTAATGATAGAAGCACAGACCAGCGAAATGGTGTAGATGAGAGTGCGTCAAGTACTTTTGATGCTCACCACGTACGGCTACGACCGTATATCGGTGCGTAAATAAGCACTTGACAATCACTTTTAACTTTTGTTATAATAACTTTATTATGTATGATGTGGAGGGTACAAGCCATCATAGTCTTCAAAACTTTAAAATATAAAAACTTTCTGTCAACTGGCGATAGTATGACCGAGATAGATTTAAACTACTCGTCAACTACTCTCGTCGTTGGTCAAAATGGTGCAGGTAAATCGACAATGCTTGATGCGTTGTCGTTTGCGTTGTTCGGAAAAGCACACCGTAATATCACCAAAGCACAACTTGTTAACTCTATCAATCAGAAAGATTGTAAGGTTGAAGTTGAGTTTGGTGTCGGTCCGAATGACTATCGTGTTGTGCGTGGTATCAAGCCTAATAAGTTTGAAATCTATAAGAATAAAACTTTGGTGAATCAAGAGTCACATAATAAAGAGTATCAGCGTGTCCTAGAGCAAAATATTCTTAAGTTGAATCATAAGTCGTTCCACCAGATTGTGGTACTTGGTTCATCATCGTTTATTCCGTTTATGCAGTTGCCGTCAAACCATCGTCGAGAAGTAATCGAAGACTTGCTTGATATCAACGTATTTTCAAAAATGAATAGTATTCTGAAAGAACGTGTATCTGTATTGAAAGAACAATCTAGGTCTAATCATTCGTCTCTAGAGATTGTTAACGAAAAGATTGGTACACAACAAAAATATGTTGACAAACTCAAACAGTTATCATATAATCAAAAGACTGAAAAGTTAAAGGACATTAACGAACTCACCGAATCGATAAATACGTTGATGCTGTCACAGACTAGCACTAACGATATGTCAAAAGAATCAGTACAAGAAGAACTGAATAAACTAGACAGAAAGATTCGTGAAATCGAGAAGTACGAACACCAGTTCAAACTTAAACAAAAGACACTAGCAAAAGAACTAAAGTTTTATGACGAAAACGAAGCGTGCCCTACGTGTACTCAGGCGATTACTGAAGAGTTTAAAGCCGAAAGAACCGCAGAAGCCAAAAGCAAGTTCGCAGAGTTTGAAGCAGGCAAGAAACAAGCGGGCGAAACTCTATCAAGCCTCACAGAAAAACAAAGGGTTATCAGCGGTGAGTTGCAAGAAATCCAAGAATCCTTAAACCATCAATATCAAATAGGTGTAGAAATACGTGAAGCACAAAAACAGATTGATAAGCTCCAGAAGGAGATTACAGATGCAGAGAATGAGACAGGAAGTATCGATGAAGCAACAACAACCCTCAACGAACTCTCAGAAAAGAAAGCAAGTTTAGTCGAAGAAAAGTCTGATATTGCAGATAAGTCTTCGTATAATACTGTCATCACTGAGATGCTCAAAGATACTGGTATTAAGACTAAGATTATCAAACAGTATTTGCCTGTGATTAATAACTTAACAAATAAGTATTTACAAATACTAGACTTTTTTGTATCATTTAATCTTGATGATACATTCAAAGAATCTATACGTTCACGACATCGTGACGTGTTTTCTTATGACTCATTCAGTGAGGGTGAGAAGCAACGTATAGATTTGGCGTTACTATTTACGTGGCGCATGGTTGCTAAGATGAAGAACTCGGTTGCAACTAATCTTCTTATTCTAGATGAGACATTTGATTCGAGTCTTGATGCAGAAGGTGTTAACAACTTAACAAAGATACTCGGTACACTCGACGAAGATACCAACGTGTTTATCATTTCTCACAAGGGTGATTTACTCGAAGGTAAGTTCGAAGATAAGATTGAGTTTGTTAAGACTAAAAACTTTAGTAAAGTTGCTTGACAACTAAGCGCAGATAAGTGTATAATATATCTAAAATAACATGCAGAAAAGTGAGACTAATATAATGGAACTAACCGATAAAACGATTCAAGTATTAAAAAACTATGCATCTATCAACCCAAACATTGTGCTGACCGAAGGTAATGTCATTAAAACATTATCTGAAGCGAAGAATGTATTAAGTGCGGCTGAACTAGATGTGAACTTTCCTAAGACTGTAGGTATCTATGACCTAGGCGAGTTTCTGAGTGTAGTATCATTACTTGATAATCCTCGTTTAACATTTAATGATGACTTTGTTATGATTGGTGACGGCAGTGGTCGTTCACGTATCAAGTATTTCTACTCTGATCCGTCTATCTTAACAACACCTTCAAAAGATATTACTATGCCACCCGCAGACGTATCTTTCACTCTTGATAGAGAAACACTTAATCGTGTGAAACGTGCGGCATCTGTGCTAGGTCATAGCGAAATGTCTGTGACTGCAAATGAGGGTATTCTTTCTATCTCTGTCATTGACCACAGCGATAAAACATCTAACGTATTTTCGATTGACGTAGACGGGCATTTCGATGTCGAGAACTTTACGTTTATCTTTAACATTTCAAACTTGAAACTGGTTGACGGTGACTATAAAGTTAGTGTATCATCTAAACTGATTTCTCATTTTGAGAACCTTGAAACTGGGCTACAATACTGGATCGCCCTAGAAAAATCATCTACTTACGGAGAGTAAATAATGGATAACCAAATGATTGACCTTGCAAATCGTATCACCCGTAGCACTGTTGCTGTTGTTGATACTGTGACTTCACGTGGCGGATTTCGTGGCGAAGAACTATCAACAATCGGTCAACTACGTGACCAATGCATTCAGTTGATTCAACTTATTGAACAGAGTGAGGGTAACGAAACAGTTGACGATAAGAAGAAATAATACTATAATGTAAAACCTTTATTTTGATTTTTTATTTTATTATGTTTGGAGTTTTATATTATGAACGATTTTTTATGGGTAGAGAAGTATCGCCCTCGTAAAGTAGAAGATACTATCTTACCAAAAAAACTGAAAGATGTATTTGCTGAGATTGTAGCATCAAATCAACTACCTAATATGTTGTTTACTGGTACTGCTGGTCTTGGCAAAACAACTGTTGCCCGAGCACTATGTGATGAACTTGGTTATGACTACATAGTTATCAATGGATCTGAAGAAGGCAACATCGATACACTTCGTGGCAAGATTAAACGTTTTGCTTCGACTGTATCACTTGGTGGCGACACCAAAGTCGTCATCCTTGATGAAGCAGATTACTTGAATCCTCAATCTACACAACCTGCATTACGTGGGTTTATCGAAGAGTTTTCAGGTAACTGCCGATTCATTCTAACCTGCAACTTTAAGAATCGTATTATCGAGCCTCTACACTCACGATGTGGTGTGTACGAGTTTAATACAACCAAGAAAGAAATGGCTGGTCTATGTAGTCAGTTCATGTCTCGTCTTGATTATATTCTTAAAGAAGAAAATGTCGAATACAATAAAGAGTTGATTGCTACTCTCATCATGAAGTATGCACCCGACTGGCGACGTATTATTAATGAATGTCAACGTTACAGCATTGGCGGTCAACTAACAACAGAAGTTCTTGTTGGTGGCTCTGATGGTGAATACGAAAAACTTTTTAAGTTTCTTAAAGAGAAAGACTTCAAGAAGATGCGTACATGGGTTACAAATAACATTGACGTTGATGTAACTGCAATCTTTCGAAGCATTTATGACCAAATGTTCGATAAGGTCGCACCGGGCAGTATACCGCAACTTGTTTTGATTCTCGCAGATTATCAATATAAGAATGCGTTTGTAGCAGACCATGAGTTAAACATTGTGGCTTGCATGACTGAAATCATGGCGAACGTGGAGTTTAACTAATGAAGCCATTTGATTTTGTTAGTTCGATAAATCAGACTAAGCAGGATTTACTTCAAGATGATACACTGGATCGCCAGAACGAGAAAGTGTATTCGTCTTTCCTTACGAATCGTTCTTTGTCTTATTTCCCTGACACAGTAGCCGCGGCTAATCTGATGAATCAATATCATCAAATCGACTCGAAACTACAATATCATTTTTTACTAAATATAATACGAAAGCGTAAACGATTTAGTAAATGGGATAAACCCGAAGTCGTTAACGATATTGATGTGATTAAGGAGTATTATGGATATAGTAATGAGAAAGCAAAATCCGCACTCAAACTCCTCTCACCTAGCCAAATACAAGAACTAAAACAAAGGACATTTAAAGGTGGAAGAAAATAAAATCTGGGCTCCTGGTGATATGCTCGAAGTTACTTTGAACGAACCAGACGATTTTTTAAAGGTACGTGAAACTCTAACACGTATGGGAGTGGCTTCAAGACGTGAACAAAAACTATTTCAATCTTGTCATATTTTACATAAACAAGGAAGATACTTTATTGTTCACTTCAAAGAGTTGTTCTTACTAGATGGTAAGAAATCAAATCTTGAAGAAGCCGATATTCAACGTCGTAATACTATTGCGACATTACTAGCAGATTGGGGATTGATCCAAATCATTGATAAAGAGAAATCTACTAACTGCGCACCATTAAGACAAGTTAAGATTATTTCACACAAAGATAAACATTTATGGGAACTATGCCCAAAATATAATATCGGAAATAAGTAAAACTTGTATAAATAGTACCGGGTATGCCGATGGTCGGGTACCCATCTATCTTGCTTTATTAAAGGAGAAAACTATGACTACAAATACTAAATCTTTATTCCCTCGTCAAACCTTT